CATTCTGGACAACGAGAGACAAGTGAAACTGTTGAGAGGCAAGGTGGGCATGCTAGGCATGTTCCCGTTCGCTAATACGGCATTTGCCAAACTGATGGGGCAAGTTCTTAAACTATCTTCAGAGCAATCGTCTATTCAGTCATTTGACTCAAAAGACTTAGAGAGGTGTTTGAATACAAAGAAGAGAATGTTCATCGGCTCTACTATCGTTGCAGATCCAAAAGATCCAAACCTTGGCGCGACAATCTTTCAGAATTGCCTGAAAAGATCTCCCTGTCCTCTTCCGAAGGGGAAGCCGTCCACGGGCTCCATGCTCTTGGTTGTGACAGAAGAGATGGCAAGCGATCCAGACATTAGCAAGCACTTGGATGCAGCAATTTCATATGTCGGCGGAAGGACGGACACATTGTTCGCCGGCGTGTATGTAAAAGAAAACTTGCCAGGCTTGGTTGCTATATTGACAATGAATGGTTTGGATTGAGAAACAGGCCCTTCTAAGATGGTATAGTCTGGGGTTTTGTTTTGTTGAGAACTATTTACATGTGATACAGGAGATTACATGAATGGCTGTCCCAAATTTAACACCCAAGAATCAAACTAGCAAGGTTACATTACCAGCAACAGGAAGTTACTCTAAGTTACATTCCGATGGTGCAGGGTATGTCTCGAATTATCCTTTTGCGGTGTATGTTTCGGATGAGGGTCAGCTTTCTAATAATGGCTTATATGATGCTAATTTTATATCTGGCGCTTCTGATCAGGTTGCCTATACTTATAAGAAATTAGGCGGCGATGTACTAGACATTGAGCTTGTTCCTGGCAATGTATACACTGCATATCAAGAAGCTGTGTTGGAATATTCATACCAGATCAATATTCATCAGGCTAAAAATGTATTGTCTGATTTGCTGGGAATGACAACCGGCACTTTTAACCACCATGGCCAATTGATAAACAGTGCTTCTGCCTTTGGCACTCCTGCTAATATAAATCTTCGATATCCGAGATTCGAGTTTAAGTATGCTAAAAGAATTGGCGATGGTGTGGCCCAAGCCGCTGGTTTTGGTGGGTCGCTAACAGAATATTCGGCGTCATTTGCTGTAAAAAGCTATGTGCAAGACTACGATCTCCAGGACATAATCAAAGCAAACTCGACTTCAACGGATCCGGCAACCGGTCATGTTACGGCGTTCCAGAATTTAGTTGGAAACAAAAAGATTACCATTCGGAAAGTGTTTTATAAAACACCACAGGCAGTTTGGCGCTTCTACGGGTATTACGGCGGCTTAAATGTCGTTGGAAACATGAACAACTATGGACAGTTCTCTGACGACACAACCTTTGAGTTGATCCCGTCATGGCACAATAAACTACAAGCCATGGCCTATGAGGATCATCTTTGGACAAGACTCTCTCACTTCTCTTATGAAATCCACAACAATAAATTGAAATTATATCCGACACCCACAGCGGATGTAAACTCGTATATGTGGGTTACTTTTACTATCCAGAAAGACGGCTGGGATGAGGACGATGACAGGACAACTGGGGTGCAAGGAATCAACAACATGAATGCCCTGCCTTTTGACAACATACCCTACAAGAACATCAATGCCATAGGTAAGCAGTGGATACGAAGATATGCACTGGCACTGACAAAGGAAATGCTTGGACATGTTCGAGGTAAATTTTCTAGTATTCCGATTCCAGGAGAAGCCATAACTTTGAATGCAACAGACTTATTGGGTCAGTCCTCGAACGAACAAGCGGCGCTCAAGGATGAGCTTAAGAAAATCTTGGATGAAATGACTTACCGGGCCCTTGCGGAAAAAGATGCGGCCATGGTTGCTGCTACTACTGCGGTACTGGAGGAAGTCCCGCTTTTAATATATCAAGGATGATAGATAATGTCTGATAATAAATGGTCACAGCCAGACGCGCCCCCTCCACCGCTTTTTGCTGGAAAGAAAGAAAGAGATTTAGTTAAGCAAGTTAATGACGAACTCATTGAGAGAGTCATCGGGCAAACTATAATATACTATCCACTGGATAGTGGCCGGACCAACTATCATCCGCTGTACGGAGAGGCGATAGAGAAAACTTTCCTCCCTCCAGTGAAAGTCAATGCTTTGATTGCTTGGGGAGGGGTTCAAACAGAGTACGCCAACAATATAGGTTTAGACAAGACAACGAATATAGTGGTTCATTTTCACAAGAGACGCCTAACAGAAGATCAAGATCTTTTCGTCAGAGAAGGTGACTTTGTTTTGTACGGAAGCTTTTTTTATGAGATAGTTAGTTTAGCAGAGCCAACAAGAATATTTGGCCAGATCGACCATAGAATGGAAATAGCTGCCACATGTATAAGAGCGCGGGAGGGTTTATTCGATGCCACATGATGAATTTGGGACATATACGAAAGAAATTTCATTAATGCCTTCTACTATTGAGACTGTCGACGGCGCAATGTTCGATTGGCTAGAGGGTCTAGACATGCATGCCACAACCAACAAGGGGTGGAAGGGCGTGCCATCTATTTGGGTCTCCGCAGAACGAGCTTACCAGATAAAAAACAATCAAGAGCTTCGTGATGAGAATGGAATTTTAAAGCTTCCTTTGGTGACTTTATCTAGGATGTCAATAGATAAAGATCCCACATTCAAGGGTGTTGCGTGGGCCCATATTCCTCCCTATAATGATTATAAGGGTGGTGCAATAACTGTCGCGAGGGTCATCAATCAAGACAAGACTTCAAATTTCAAGAATGCATTTTCTCATAGGAAACACCCGTCAGACGGCCATGGCCAATTAAATTTTCCTTCAAAAACAAACTTGACAGTCTATAATACCTATAGCATGCCTATTCCAACATATATTAGTGTTATGTATTCTGTGGGCATAAGGGCGGAATATCAACAGCAAATAAATGAGATCTTGACGCCGTTCATCACTAAAACAGGGCAGATAAACAACTTTTTTATAAACAAAGAGGGTCATAAATTTGAGGGCTTCATACAGCAGGGCTTCGCACAGGGAAATAATGCGGTTAATTTAGGAGAAGGCGAAAGAATGTATGATACCACAGTCAATATTAGGATTTTGGCGTACTTACTTGGAGAAGGGAAAAACGCTGAACGGCCAAAGGTGACTGTTAGGGAGAATGCAGTTCAAATTGTTCAAATGAGAGAACGGGCCGGCCTAAGCGAGATACCTGATCATATAGATCCAACGGTTTCAGACAGGCTATCCAAGAAAGGCTTTTATCGAGAGTAAAATGGTCTTTCAAAGAATGAACAACTATTTATTGTTGTAAGAAGCAAGAAGCATCACTTATTGTGTTTTTGAAGAGGAGACCAGGCTAAATGGCAGCTAATCGATTTAAATTTATTTCACCGGGCATATTCCTTAACGAGGTGGACGAGTCTCACATACCACCCGCACCAGAGATTGAAGGTCCGGTTATTATTGGTAGGTTCCGCAAGGGCCCATCAATGCGTCCCGTCAAGGTTCGTTCATATTCTGAGTTTGTGGAGGTTTTCGGGCAGCCGATTCCAGGCAACGAAGGACAGGATGTTTGGCGATCAGGGCAGGCAACAGGACCAACTTATGCAGCATTTGCTGCCAAGGCTTGGCTCAACGCAGAAGCAGCACCGGCCACTATCGTTCGTCTTCTGGGAGAAGACCACAAAGATAAGACATCAAATGACGACATCGCCGGCTGGACAATGGGGACAGGCGATGCCCCGGCCGATCCAACAGGTGTCTCCTCTACAAACGGCGGAGCATATGGCCTTTTTGTCGTTGATTCCGGAAGCTGGGATACACACAATACAGGAACTTTGGCTGCTGTCTTTTATATGACCAGAGGAACTTCTATGGTTATGTCTGGCACCCTCCGCGGAGAGCAGACCGCCGACATTAACGCGACTGGTACTTATGGGCTCATAAAGTCGACTGCCGTGGGCAACCGTTTCAAGGCCGCTCTTTATGACGACACCACGAAAATTAAGGATTTTGAATTTGACTTTGACAGTAATAGCGGCCGATACATCAGAGATGTCTTTAACACCAACCCGATTATAACTAATAGTTCTGTT